CTTTGGAACGGATTTTTCATGGCCTTGCTTTTTGGAAACCTTCTGAAGTGGCAGGGGCGGAGGGAATCGAACCCCCAACCAACGGTTTTGGAGACCGCTACTCTACCAATTGAGCTACACCCCTATGTGAAGTGGAATTTAGACGACGCCGCCGAGGCTCCTAAAAGAAGGCCTCGGCGAGGACGGTTAAACAGTTATTTTAGAGATTATTCAGTGATCTCGGTGATACGGCCTGCACCGATAGTGCGACCACCTTCACGAATGGCGAAGCGTTGTGTCTTCTCCATAGCGATTGGGTTAATGAGTTCGATATCAACGTTGATATTGTCACCAGGCATGATCATCTCAACGCCCTTAGGCAGAGTGATAACACCAGTTACGTCAGTTGTACGGAAGTAGAACTGAGGACGGTATCCGTTGAAGAAAGGAGTATGACGTCCACCTTCGTCCTTTGAGAGAACGTAGATTTCAGCTTTTGCCTTACGGTGAGGAAGAATCGACTTTGGAGCTGCGATTACTTGACCGCGTTGGATGCCTTCTTTGTCAATACCACGGAGAAGGATACCTACGTTATCACCAGCGCGACCTTCATCGAGGAGCTTACGGAACATTTCGATACCGGTAACAACAGTTGTTACGGTGTCCTTAAGACCAACGATTTCTACGGTTTCGTTAACTTTAACGATACCACGGTCGATACGACCAGTTGCTACTGTACCACGACCTGTGATCGAGAATACGTCTTCAACTGACATTAGGAAAGGCTTGTCGGTTTCACGCTCAGGCATTGGGATTTCGGTATCGACAGCCTCGAGGAGGTTAGCGATCGCTTGTTCACCTTCTGGCTTACCTTCAAGTGCTGCTGTTGCATCTGCGCGGCCTGTTGCTGCTGAGCCGGAGTATGCCACTGCAATCTTGAATGGGCTTAATGCTTCATCGCCCGACGTTGTGCTTGTACCATAGCCCGAACCATCAGCCATGTTGTCTGCGTAACGAACGCGCAATGTGTGGATCTGTGCTACTGGACCGGTCATTGGCTGAACACCAACGATTTCGTTCGCAATAACTGTAGGCATAACACGACGAATCACTGGAAGGATAACGCGGTTCAGTGTAGCAATGTTGCCTGCTTGTGTGCCGCCGCCTGTAGCATTTTCAGCTAAGTGCTTGCGGGTGTTTTCTAAAACAACAGCCATGGACGAACGACGTGAACCTTGCAAACCTTCTAACAGGGCCTCCTTGGTTTCATTCCAACGGCTTTCTAGTAATGTTGACATTTTTTCATTTCTCCTAAGATTTTTACTTCAGCCCTGCTAACCGTTTGATATCGACAACATTGTCTGTGTCGTATTGAACGGATGGTTTAGCAGTTTTATCGCCCGTCATTGCTGTTCTCGACTCCGACAACACCCTCGCTTGTGGCTTAGATGCAGACTTTGTTTCGTTCAGCACTGCTGGTAGATACTTATCATATACAGAGCGCAACTTGCCCGTCTGTACGTTTTCAAGTAGATCTGACATCACCGAAGCTTTGTCTTTGTTAAGCGGACCAAGCAGTTCGGCTAATACTTGCTTGCGATTAACAGTCTCTTGAATGTTCTTCATTTCACGGTCTTTCGACTCAACCAATTTCTTGGAAGTAGCTGCGACTCGCTTTGCTTCTTCAAGCTGACGATTCTTAGCCTTAACCAGTGAGGACAGCTTTGCGATCTCTTTGTTCTCGTTTAAATGAGTAACTGAGAATTCACTTGCAAACGCTTCAAACAGACGGCGTCCAAACATGTTTTCGCGAGCAACCTGGATATCTTCTTTCAATTGAGTCAATTCAGACTCTAAACTCTTTGTAACAGCGTTCTTAACAAGTTCAGAGCTACGTGCAACGAATGTAGTTTGCATTTCTGCTAACTTCTTCTTAGCGCCAGCGATTAAGCGGACCTTCGTTTCTACGATGTCTTTCTTGTCTTTAGCGAACTCGCCGATTTCACCAGCTAGTTGGTTCATAACAAACTTTTCGAGCTTGCCTAAACTTTCCTTTTGGATCTTACGGTCTTTACGCAATTCCTTGATTTCCTCGGCCAGTTTTTCGACCATGAAATCGTTGAACTTGCTGCTTGAACCACGCATGAACTTCTGGAACTTCACGCGGTCTTCTGCTAGAGCTTGCTTCTCGTCCTTGAACTCAGCGATTTCTTGCTGAAGGGACTCTGTTACCATTTTGTCTAAAGCCTCAACCATTACGCTTTTATCGTGCTCGTAGCGGCGAGCGAATTCCTCACGTAGTTCACTACGTACAACTTCTTTAGCTTCAGCGAGCTGAGCTTCCCAAGCTTCCGTAATGGCCAGACGCGTGTCTTCGTTAATAATACCGCCGTCAACAAGAGGTTGAATAGCATTTAACATAACGTCTCCTAATTAAATTACATCTACTACATCTACTACATCTGATACTTGCATCATATTGCAAATATTTCGACTCTTTGTTTGCTTTTCGGTTAATGCAATTTTAAGCTTTGTTTCTTCAGTTTGCATATGACCAGGCTTGCCTTTCTTAGATTTACTAATTCCTGTTGCATTCTTCTGAACACGAACATCTAATTGTTTAGTTAAGCCTTTGTTCCAAGCAATTCTACCCTTCTTTGAGACAGATAATTTTTCTTTATGCTGTTTACTTTGTGGGCCTACTTTTTTACCAGAGACACTAAATTTTCCGTCGCCGTTATGCATATTATAACTGTTGACATCATTTTTAGCATCAAGTGAATTTAGATATAAACTTTCTAAATTCACTATATAATCAACTTCACCAATGGCTAATACTATCCGTTCCCAATTATTAGAATTCTCAAGAATCATTGGTTTAATTACTTTACTTGAACAGATATATCCATCGTTTGGATGGCATCCTTTGGCTGTTCTGCATCCTACATACCATTTACCAGTAGATAGTTCAATCCACATGTATAAGAATGCCAATGTTTTCATTTTATTTTCAGGTCTTTGATGAGGCGACATACTTCCTCACGCAAATACTTCTGAACTCTTGCGTCTGCACTGGCTTCACCTGCCATTCCAAGAACCTTGTGACCGCCCTTCATATTCATCAAGCCTTCATAAATTGCTTTTGGATATGCGTTTGGAGCACTTGGCTGTGCAACTACGTCAACTGTGATAATTTCGAAGTCACTCACGTGACCATTTGCCTCATTGACGTTACCGCTTCCGCGGCTGGAAACACCTAACTTCACTCCCGCTTCTAACATGGTCTTGACCAGGTTACCCATCGGGGTTGGAAGAATCTTTAATGTGCCGAAACCGTTAGGACCGTCCATCCACATATCTGTAATCATGTGGCTAACGCGATCCAGGTTAATTTTTAAGTCATCGGGGTGATCTACTTCACCCAATACAGAGTATCCACCCTTCACTTGTTCCATGATGGTGTTGACTGCTGTGGTGATTTCATTCACGGGGTAGACGCGCTGATTAGCGTTCTTGACCCCGCCTTGAATGAAGATACCCTTCATCTTAAGAGTCTTACCACCCTTCGAGTCGTCCTCGTTGAGAATCTCAATACGAGCACTATCGAAGGTTAAGTCTTCTTTAAGATTATATCGTGACATATTTTTTCCCTAGAACCCATCCTGCTGGTTCGAAACCTATATTAAATCTTTTCGCTGTAAGTCCATTATTGAACCACTTAGTCCCAACATTTAATCCTATCTTTGTTGCTGCGATCTTAGCTTTAGTTTCATCTGAATGCGGCTTATTAAGCATTCCACTCGATTTACCAGTCCTCGATCTTTGAATATTTAAGCAAAACTCTTTACTCATCTTCATACCAGCATTAGTGAAATCACCGTTACCGTTATGGCGATTAAAGCTCATTGGATCATTTTTAGCGTCCACATGTTCTAAGAACTTAGATTCCGTTGATCGAACATATTTCGGTTCTCCAACCATCATCAGTTCTCTAACCCATTCTTCTCTACTTTCCAAAATCATCGGTTTGACTATTTTACTAGAGCAAATATACCCATCTTCTAGGTGACAATTTTTTTGAGTATGTGAACCAACATACCACTTCTGAGTTGGTATGTGAGTCCACTTATATAAGAACGCAACCGTCATTATTACGATGCCTTGAAGCCTGGCGTGCCACCTGGATTGAAGCTCTTCTTATCTACGGACATCGAACCGTCTGTAGTTGCGCCTTCCTTGGTCTTAGCGGATTGCTTGTCTTTGTAACCCTTGGTGTTTGCGCCTGGGCTGTTCTCGTACTTGTCTTGG